CAGATATGCTGGTGCAAGATTACCAATAGAAGGCGGAGAAGTGCGTATATTAAACGATGATGAAGTTCTAGGAACCATTGGTGACCCAGAATCGATTCTTCATTACATTTAACATAGGAAGGAACTATGCAAGAAGAAAATAAAAAAGATGATCTGATTGATGTAGGTGATGCTGACGAAAAAGCAACTGAAATTAATTTAGACGAACAGCAACCTAAAGAGGAAGCTGCAAAGGAAGAAGAGAAAGTTGAAGTAGAACAGGTAGAAGCAAAAGAAGAAAAACCTGTTGAAGAAAAAACAGAAGAGAAAAAAGATGAGTTAAAAGAATATAGTGATGGTGTTCAAAAACGTATTGCTAAATTAACTCGTAAGATGAGAGAAGCTGAAAGGCAAAGAGAAGAAGCTATTGCCTTTGCAGAATCAGCAAAGAGAGATAAAGAAACTATGGAAGGTAGATTATCTAAATTAGATAAAAACTATGTTTCAGAGTTTGAAAGTAGAGTTAAGACAAATTTAGCAGCAGCTAAACTTGCACTTAAAAATGCTATTGAATCTCAAAATGTTGAAGCTCAAGTCGCGGCTCAAGAACAGATTGCTAATCTAACTGTTGATGCTGCAAGACTTTCATCTATGAAAAATAGAGAAGAACCTAAAAAAGAGAAAGAAGTTAATATTACTCCTCAAAGAAGTAATACACAACCAGCTGCAACAGATCCTAGAGCGGAAGAGTGGGCAGCTAAAAACTCTTGGTTTGGTAACGATTCTGCAATGACTTATACTGCTTTTGATATACATAAGAAGCTAGTAGAAGAAGAAGGCTTTGATCCCAAAACTGACGAATATTATACGGAAGTCGATAAAAGAATAAGACTTGAATTTCCGCATAAATTTGATAAGGTAGCGGAAACAACTACGGAAAGAGCAAAACCTGCTCAAAATGTAGCTTCGGCTAAACGTTCAGCCTCAACAGGACGCAAAAAAACTGTGAAACTCACATCGTCACAAGTAGCAATCGCTAAAAGATTAGGTGTGCCACTCGAAGATTATGCAAAACAATTAAAAATCACGGAAGGAGTATAAGCATATGGAAAATGATAAAATGAAAACTTCACGTGCGAGTCTAACTAGATCTAAAACAGAATCTAAAAAAGTTTGGACTCCACCCAACTCACTCGATGCACCGCCTGCGCCAAAAGGCTTTCGTCATCAGTGGATAAGAGCTGAATCAATGGGGTATGAAGATACCAAAAACGTTGCAGCTTCGTTAAGAGAAGGATACGAATTAGTTAGAGCTGATGAATATCCCGATCAAGACTTTCCACAAATGGTTGAAGGTAAGTACGCAGGAGTAATTGGAGTAGGTGGCCTTTTGCTAGCAAGGATACCGGAAGAGATCGCAGCTCAAATTGAGGCTTACTATAATCAGAAGACTCAAGAAAAAGAAGAAGCTATTAACAACGATCTTATGAAGGAAAAGCAAGCTGGGATGAAATTCAGAAATGAATCTGCATCTAGCGTAACTTTTGGTGGTACAAAGAAAAGCTAATTATTTAGCAATTCCTACCCATTAAATTAACTTTAACAATAAGGAAACTAAAACTATGGCAAATGCAAGTACAACTGGTTTTGGCTTGAGAACTGTAATGACTGTTGGAAATACTCCAGCAACGTCAGGACAATCCGAGTACAAAATCAAATCAGGCCTAGGTGTTGGTATCTTCAAAAATAATCCAGTATCACTTCAAGATGCAAGTGGTGACCAAGGTTATTTACAAGATGCAAGTTTCGCTACAACTGATGACGGCGGATCAGGTGGAGCAGCATATGACAATACAGGTCATGCTCCTCTTATTGGTGTGTTCAATGGCTGTTTCTTCGTAAACAGTACAACGAGCAAACCAACGTTCGCAAATTCAGTAGCAGCGTCAACAACATTTGGAACTGACTATAATACGGGCAGCAACGATGGACTAGGTTTTGTAAATGACAATCCGTTTCAAGAATACGAAATGAAAGCGGATGCGGCAGTTACTCAAGCTATGTACGGAGATGCTGGCTATAACACAAACAGCTTTACAGCAAGTGATGCAGTAAGTGGTCAATCGACTGTTACTTTAGACATCGGAGGCGGAGCGAACTCTAACCACATGTTCAAATTGGTTAGATCAGCAAACGACCCTGAAAACAAAGATGTCTCAATAGCAGGATCTAATCAGATTGTGATGATCTCTGGTGCGTCTAACTTGTATAATGGCGATAATTAATAACAAATAGGAGTATATAACTATGGCAATATCACGAGCACAGCTAGTTAAAGAACTAGAGCCTGGTCTAAATGCACTATTTGGACTAGAGTACAAACAATATGCTAACGAGCATGCTGAAATATTCGACACGGAAACATCTGACAGAGCTTTTGAAGAAGAAGTAATGTTATCTGGTTTCGCGAATGCGGCAGTAAAACCTGAAGGTCAAGGTGTAACATTTGATGATGCACAAGAAACTTTCACAGCACGTTACACTAACGAAACAATTGCATTAGCGTTTGCAATCACAGAAGAAGCTATCGAAGATAACTTGTATGACAGACTTGCGTCTAGATATACAAAAGCGTTAGCAAGATCTATGGCAAACACGAAGCAAGTTAAAGCAGCAGCAGTATTGAACAATGGTTTCAATGCATCGTTTGCTGGTGGTGATGGAAAAGCGCTTTTTGCGACTGACCACCCAACTTTAGCGGGAGACTTCTCTAACGAGTTAGCGACACCTGCTGAACTTAACGAAACTTCATTAGAACAGTCGTTGATTGATATCGCGGCGTTTACTGATGAAAGAGGCCTAAAAATTGCGGCGCAAGGAGTTAAATTAATTATTCCTTCAGCTCTTCAATTTACTGCTGAAAGACTGATGAAGTCTACAGGTAGAGTAGGTACAGCTGATAATGACATTAACGCATTAGCGTCAATGGGTATGATTCCACAAGGTTACACTGTGAATCA